GAAGTACAAGGGCGTAGGGGTATTACAGACTTCTTAGTAGTTTGTGATAATACAAATAACACAGGCGATGTTATTGATAGAAACGAATTTGTGGCAGAAATATTTGTCAAACCTAATCGTTCAATCAATTTCATTAAACTTCAGTTTGTTGCAACTAGAACAGGTGTAGCATTTGAAGAAGTCGCAGGATAAGGGAGATTTAAAAAATGGCAAGTATAACAGATTTTAAAGCTAAACTATCAGGCGGTGGCGCTCGTGCCAATCAGTTTAAGGTAACAATGCCTTTTCCTGGTTATGCTCAAGTAGGTGGTGAAATAGAACAATTGGCGTTCTTATGTTCAGCAACTAATCTACCAGAAATGACAATAGGTACTTTATCTATACCATTTCGTGGTAGGGAAATAAAAATTGCTGGCGATAGAACTGTTGGCGATTGGTCAATTACTGTATTAAATGATACAGACTTTAAATTGAGAAATGCATTTGAAAGATGGCAAAATGGTATCAACAATATGTCTGATAATGAGGGATTAACAAATCCTGCTGATTATCAAGTAGACGCTTTTGTTGACCAACTTGACAGAAACGGTGCAACAATTAAAAGTTACACATTAAGAGGTGCTCATCCAACAACGATAACTGGTATACCATTAGCGTATGACAATAACAATGCGATTGAGACTTTTGATGTAACATTTAGTTATCAGTACTTTGAATCAAATACAACTACTTAATATTGGTATAAATAATATTAGTATTAAAGAGGAAATAAATTATGGCTGAACTATTTGGTTTTCAGATTTCTAGAGTAAAGAAACAAGAAGACCCTAAACAATCGTTCACAACAACTCAGGCGGATGACGGTACACAAACCGTCGCCGCCGGCGGTTATTTTGGTCAGTATCTTGATATGGAAGGTACTGCCAAATCTGAGGCAGACCTCATTCGTAGATATAGAGAAATTGCTTTACATCCCGAATGTGATATGGCAGTCGAAGACATAGTAAACGAAGCTGTTGTTGCAAATGAACTTAAAGAACCTGTAAGAGTAAATACAGAAAACTTATCATACGGAAAAGATATTAGAAGAAAAATAGAATCTGAATTTTCTAATATTTTAAAACTCATGAGTTTCAATACAAAAGGACATGACATCTTTAGAAGATGGTATGTTGATGGTCGTATATACTATCAAAAAATTATAGATAGAAATTCACCTACATTAGGCATTACTGAATTAAAATATATCGACCCTAGAAAGATTAAAAAAATTAGAGAAGTAAGAAAAGTAAGACCTGAAGGTGCTAAACAATTAGAAGTGGTGGATGAGTTTGTAGAGTATTACTTATTTAGCGAAAAGGGCGTATCGGGTACAACATCTGGCGGTGGTTTAAAAATCGCACCTGATACAATTGCATTTTGCCCTAGTGGTCTAGTAGACCAACAACAAAATATTGTTATGTCGCATTTACATAAGGCGATAAAACCAGTCAATCAACTTAGAATGATTGAGGACGCTGTTGTAATATACAGAATTGCAAGGGCGCCAGAAAGAAGAATATTTAAAATAGATGTAGGTAACTTACCTAAAGTTAAAGCAGAACAATATCTAAGAGATGTTATGGCAAGATATCGTAACAAATTAGTATATGACGCTTCAACAGGAGAAATTAGAGATGATAGAAACTATATGTCTATGCTCGAAGATTTCTGGTTGCCGTCAAGAGAAGGTGGTAGAGGAACAGATATCTCAACATTACCTGGTGGTCAAAATCTAGGTGAAATTGCTGATATCGAGTATTTTCAAAAGAAACTATATCGTTCATTAAATGTTCCTGTAAGTAGATTAGAATCTTCACAAGGGTTTAACTTAGGTCGTTCATCTGAGATTACAAGAGATGAATTAAAATTTACTAAGTTTGTACAAAGATTAAGAAAGAAATTTACAGAATTATTTAATGACATATTAAGAACACAGTTAATTTTGAAAAAAGTCATTTCAGAAGAAGATTGGAATAGTATTTCTCAAAACATACAGTATGACTTCTTACAAGATGGTTATTTTGCTGAACTAAAATCAGCGGAAATGATGAGAGAAAGAATACAATTAGTAAATGAGATGAGAGATATGGTAGGTAAATACTTCTCAGTAGAATACATGAGAAAGAATGTGCTTAAACAATCTGAATCAGAAATTGCTGAAATGGATAAACAAATTAAACAAGAGATTGATGATGGTATTATATCATCACCATTCTCACAAACTGATGAAGACCCAATGGGTGGGTAATAAACGGAGGATATTATGACAGAAGAAGTAAAAGACTTTATTGATAATCTTGCAACAGGCGATAATGCAAATGCTGGTGAAGCATTTAAAACAGCATTAAGACAAAAGGTTGCTGATGGTCTAGACGCTAAAAGAAAAGAAATGGCAAGTAACATGTTTAATTCTGTAACTGCTCAATCTATACCTGATGAGGCAGAAGCTTTTAGTGACCCTAAACCAGAAATTGCTGAACCAGGTACTTTTGACAGAGACGGAAATGTCGTAAGTCAAAATGATGGTCAAGCAGATATAGATTTGACAACTGATGAAAACAAGTAATATATTTGAAGACTTTAATGTAAGTAATTCAAATGCTTATATGTCATTGACACCTAAAATGAAAAAGGCAGTCAATGAGTTTTATAAGATGTTAGATAATAGACATGATAATGGAAGTTATCAAGATGATAACTTTTGTGAAAATATAGAGGATTGTGTGAAGACAATTGTTTCTTCACATGATATAACAAAAGAAACATTGTTAGATTACATAGAATTAGAAGTAAGAGAACAATTAAAATTAGAGGTGTAAAGAGACTATGGCAGTAACAACTAAAATATTAGCAGATACTAAAACTCATGCCAAAGTACTACTCACTTGGAATGCCGACGCCGCTGCCACAGCAGCTGCCGTGGACGCTTCAGGATTGAGTGGACATGCAAACGGCGCTAAACTTCACATTACAGATATTAAATATGGTGTGGGTTTAGGAGAATGTAAATTAGAATTTAAAGGTGCTTCAAGTGATATTGAGGCAATAAACTTATGTGGTTCTGGTCATTATTATGGTGCTGTAATTAAAAATACAGCAACAAATACTGGTGCAACAGGTGGTGATATAAAAGCAACAACAACAAATGCTTCATCTGGTTTTGCATTATTGACATTACAGAAAGTAGATATGGGCGAAAATAGTTAATAGGAGTTAAATTATGGCAGATATAGTAACAGTACAAACAATTGCTGATGTAGCAGGTGTAAAGCATGTTGCAAAGATGACTAACTTATCAGATGGTACTGGTGAATCATTGGTAACTAAAATTGACGCTTCAAATACTAATGCAATGACTGAAGACGCTACAAAAGTACTTGCAAGAATATGGTATTCTATTAATACTACTAATGATAATGCAGCTGTTGAGTTATTGTGGGGAGGCACAACTAATTCTACTATGGTATTGTTAAGTGGTCAAGGTCATTGGGATTTAAGAACATTTGGCGATGGCATTGTAAATAATGCAACAACACCTACAGGTGATGTACTTTTATCCACTAGAAACTTTGTTTCGGGTGATAATTATACATTAGTACTAGAATTTAGATAAAAATGTGCATTTAAAGTACAATTTTGTATAAATAGTATATAACAAAAGAGAGAGTTACACTTATGAAATTAATTTCAGAAGAAGTATCAAGTGCCGAATATCTTGTAGAAGAAGACAAGAACGGCAAGAAAGAATACAAGATTAAAGGTGTTTTTTTACAGTCTAACATCAAGAATCGTAATGGGCGTGTATACCCTAAAGAAATCTTGATGAAAGAAGTAACAAGATACAATAAAGAATTTATCAATAAAAATCGTGCATTTGGTGAGTTAGGACATCCTGACGGACCGACTGTCAATCTAGAGAGAGTTTCTCATATGATTAAGAAACTTTATCCAGATGGCGATAACTTTATTGGTGAAGCTAAAATCATGGACACGCCTTATGGTAAGATTGTAAAAGGTCTTATTGATGAAGGTGCTCAATTGGGAGTATCATCTAGAGGCATGGGTTCTATCGTACAACGAAACGGCGCAAACTATGTGAAAGATGATTTCATGTTAGCAACGGCCGCTGATATTGTAGCAGACCCTTCGGCACCGGCCGCTTTCGTAGAAGGCATTATGGAAGGTAAAGAATGGGTATGGGACAACGGTCTCTTAGTCGAGAAAGACATTGAGGCGTGGAAGATGGAAGTGATTAATACGAAGAAAAGAGAACTAGAAGAAAAAAAACTAGAAATCTTTGATTCGTTTATTAGAAAACTATAATATTATAAATATTACCTGAACTCGAAAAAAGTTTGGAGTTTATAGTACTATAAAATTAATAAAGAGGAGATTTTCAATGGCAGAATCAGAAAAAAAGACTGAATCTATCGAAGAAGCTTCAGCAAATCCAAACGCTGACGCTCCTAAAAAGAATGCTGTTGCAGCTGAACCATCTCATTTAAATCCAGATTATGAAGATTTAGGTTCACCAGTAGTTAAACCTACAGACAGTAATCCAGACGGTACGAAGAAAGTCAATAAAGTTTCAGACGCTGTATCTAAAAGCGCTCAAGTGGCAGGGGAACCTTCACATTTGAAAGCAGGATACCATGAAGAAACTGAAGATTCTAAAGATGAGGAAGAAGTAGTCGAATCTAAAGATAAAGAAGAAGTAGAAAAAGAAGGGAAATATATGAAAGCAGGTAAGCACATGAAGGCTGGTAAAAAAATGTCT